TTCGATGAAACTGATCGAATGACGGCCAGTTCGGGAACCGAGGGTGATCCCATCGAACTGGGCGAGGCGCGTACAGCGACCTTCGGCAACCGGAAGATAGGGATGGCCTCGACGCCTACTGAACGCGACACCTCACGAATAGAGAAGGCATACAACGATTCAGATCGGCGCCAGTATTGGGTGCCGTGTCATGCGTGCGGCGAGTTCCAAATACTGATCTGGTCGCAAGTGCGATGGGAGAAGGACGAAAAGAACCATCATCGCCCGGAGACTGCGAAATACTTTTGCTGCGAGTGCGATGAACCGTGGACGGAAGCGCAGCGTCACAATGCAGTTCGCCGGGGTGAGTGGCGGGCACAGGACGAATTCACCGGCACAGCCGGGTTTCACCTCAACGCTCTGTACTCCCCCTGGTCGAATCTTTCACTGGGGAACCTAGCGGACAAGTGGCTGAAGGCTCAAGGCAAGCCACTGCTACTCAGGACGTTCCTTAATACGGTTCTCGCGGAGACTTGGGCCGAGAAGTACGAGGCAGTCGATAGCACGGGATTGCTTAGTCGCGCCGAGGCGTATCCGATGGATGGGGCGCAGATGCTCATCCCGAAGGAGGTGACTGTCCTCGTTGCTGGTGTCGATACTCAGGACGACCGTCTCGAGTTCGCGCTGCACGGGTACGGGGCCGGCGAGGAGTGCTGGCATCTGGAGTACACGGTTTTGCCGGGTGATCCTGGGACGAAGGATCTCTGGGATCAACTCTGGGAAGTGATCAGCGAGCCGAGATACTCGGAACTGGGCGAGGAAATGTTCGTCCGGGCGACGTCGGTGGATACTGGCGGGCACTTCACGCAGCAAGCGTATGCGTTCTGCGGCCCGAGGTTCCGCTACTTAGCGGACAACGGGGATCGGTGCTTTGTCTTTGCCATCAAGGGTCAGACGGGGAACGGAGACATTTGGCCGAAGCGCCCGAGTCGGAAGAACATCGGGAAGATCCCCCTGTTCCCGATTCGGGTCGCGCCAGCAAAGGAAGTGATTTACTCGCGCCTGAACAAGGTGCGCGATCCGGGGCCTGGGTTCATTCACTTCTCGGATCAGTTCAACGACGACTACTACAAGCAGTTGACTGCGGAACGAGTTCTCACCAAATGGGATGCACGCGGATTCCCAAGCAGGGTGTGGGAACTCAAGGTCAAGGGAAATCGGAATGAGGTTTTCGATCTAAGTGTGTATGCCTATGCCAGTCTCTGTGGTTTAGAGTCGATGGGGTTCGCACTAGATCGCGAGAGCGAAAAGCGCAGGGTAGAGATCGAAGAGCAGGGCCACCCCCCTGGTCTGGAGGACGGCGGGCAACCGTCGGACTCGGTGGCGCCGTCTCCCGCAGCGACGGCGCCACCTTCCCCTGGCGCGGCGGTGGGTGGACGAGGTGGCTTGAGGCGAGGGGTCTCAAGAAGCGGATACTTGGGGAGGTGAACGATGGCATTCTCGTCGGCGGATTTGACGGCAATCGAAACCGCAATGAAGAGTGGAGAGTTGGAGGTTGAGTACGGCGACCGTCGCGTGAAGTATCGCAGCATCATGGAACTCACGCGCGCATACGAGGTGATCAACTCTGCGGTGAATGAGCCCGCGACTGCGAGCTCTCGCACGGCGAAGCAAGTTCGCTTTGCAGCCAAGCGAGGGTTTGGCAAATGAGTGACGTTACGATCCTCTACGGAGCCGACAACCGACCGATCAAGATTCGCGCAGTCGGGTGGGATGCTGCGACTGCGACAGGACAGAAGGACAGGGTCCGCGCTTACAATTGGAACTCGTCTTCGGATTCGATCAACAATCTTTTAACGACGGGCGGGATCGGCACGATTCGCTCGCGTGCTCGGGAGGCAGTCAGGAACAACCCGGTCGCGTCTCGAGCCATCGATGCGTTCGTCAGCAACTGCGTGGGCACCGGCATCAAGGTTTTACCTGCGGTCGAGGACGAGGCACTCAGGTACGAGATCGCCGAAGCATGGCAGGAGTGGTGCTACGAATGCGATGCCGACGGAATGAACGACTTCTACGGTCTCCAGGCACTGGCAGTGCGGGCGATGCGGGAGGGCGGCGAGTGCTTTGTGCGGTTCCGTCCGCGCCGCGCCGCCGATGGTCTCTCGACGCCCCTCCAAGTGCAGTTGCTGGAGTCTGAATTCTGCGACACGCAGAAGGACAACGAGACGGCGAACGGGAACCCGGTTCGCGCCGGGGTGGAGTTCAACCGATTCGGGAAGCGCACCGCATATTGGATGTTTCGGAATCATCCGGGCGACATGGTGGGCATTGGGAACTGGACGTCATTCCCCGTGCCGGCCAAAGAGATCGCCCACATGTACGAGGTGCTTCGGCCTGGACAGGTGCGCGGCATCCCGTCGCTGACTCCGGTTCTGGTGCAGCTCTACGAGTTGGATCAATTCTCAGACGCAGAACTTGTGCGGAAGAAACTCGCCGCGATGTTCTGCGCGTTCCAAGAAACGCCCAACCCAGACCAAGACATTCTGGGTGCAGGGTCGGTGGCGACTGCGACGGACGGGGTAGAACTCGGGTCATTGGAACCGGGCACCCTGCAACTCTTGCCGCCTGGGCATTCAATCCGGTTTGCCGAGCCTGCGGATGTGGGCGGGTCGTACCGGGACTTCATGGGTCAGCAACTCCGCACCATCGCAGCGGGCGTTGGACTGACCTACGAGCAGTTGACCGGAGATTACAGCGAGGTGACGTACTCGAGCGCCCGTGCGGCGATGATTGAGTTCCGGCGCCAGATGACTCGGACGCAGAACCAAGTCGTGATTCACCAGTTTTGCAGACCGATTTGGAATAAGTGGTTTGAATCTGCGGTGATGTCTGGCCGAATCAGTTTACCCAGTGGGATGACGGTGCGAGCCGCATCAAAGGCGCGTTGGGTGACTCCCGGCTGGGGACAGGTTGACCCGCAGAAGAGCATTGCTGCACAGGTTGCTGCGATCCGCGCCGGAATCATGTCACGCGACCAGGCGATTGCAGAGCAAGGAATTGACCCCGAGGAGTTGGATGCCGAGATTGCAAGAGGCAATGCGCGGCAAAAAGAGCATGGCTTGACCTTTGACCCGAGTGTCTACGATGAGCACGACGGCGGGGAAGAGGAAACCGACGAAGAAGGGGGAGCGATTTATGGAACCTGACCAGACACGGGCGACTTTGGAGTTGGCGAGCCGCGTTTACAACTCACCTTTGGCAATCCACGGAGACGTCTTGCAGTTCATCAGTTGGTGCAAGCTGGACGCCGAGGATCTCGCTCGCTGGATGGAAGCGGCAACGGAGTCGCCCGAGCCTGTCGGAAGCGTGACTGGGGGTGGGGTTGCGGTCATCCCGATTCGCGGATCTCTTTTCCGGGGCACGTTCTTCAGCGACTACGACGTAATCGGCGATTCGCTGGATGCGGCCCTGGCCGATCCCGACGTTTCATCGATTCTCCTCGACGTTGACTCTCCGGGTGGCGAGGTGCGCGGGATGTTCGATCTCGCCGACCGCATCTACGAGGCGCGGGGCCAGAAGCCCATCGTCGCCTTGGCCGACGACCAGGCCACTTCGGCGGCGTATGCGCTTGCGAGTGCGGCCGATACGGTGGTGGCGAGCCCGACGGCGACCGTCGGATCGATTGGCGTCGTTGCGGTTCACGTTGATCAGTCGAAAGCCACCGAGCACGCGGGTCTCAAGATGACCGAGATCGCGAGTGGAAAGAACAAGACCGCCCTGAGCCCCAACCGCCCGCTCTCCGAGTTGGGCCGGGGGATCCTCGAGAAGGCAGTCGATTCTTCAGCCGAGCAATTCTTCGACCTTGTGGCGCGAAACCGAGGCATCTCGACCGACTCGGTACGCGCCCAGGAGGCGGGAGTCTTCACGGCGAAGGAAGCGTTGAACAACGGACTTGTAGACCGAGTCGCCATGCGCGGATCTGTCTTGCAGGAGATGACCGGCCCCGAAGCCATCGGTGGGGAGATGGGTGCAAGCCTATCCGCCGAAATCCCCGTCACCACAGTGGGTGACGCGGGATCAAATCAACCAGCAACAACCGAGACGGAGGGGAGTCAAACCATGGCGACCACCGAAGAGACGACCGAGGTCGTGGAGGAGACTCCCCTGGCCGAGGTCGAAGAGACAGTCGTAGCCGAGGCGCCCGAAGCGGATGCCCCGGTGGACGAGTTGGAAGTAGCCCGCGCAGAGGCGCGTGCCGACGCAACGAAAGAGGCTCGAGAGATTGTCGAGCTTTGCACTTTGGCGGGCGTGCCCGCAGATGCAGCGACGTTCATCGCCGCTGGCGAGAGCGTCGAGAGTGTGCGCTCAAACCTCTTGGAGGCGAAGGTCGCCGAGAGCGAGAGCAACGACATCAACAACCATGTGGAGGCAATCGCCTCCACCAATGAGCCGGCGCTCGACTCGTATGCGATTTATCGCAAGCGTGCAGAAGCCGCCGCCTCTCGGAGGTAGAGAGAAATGGCAACCAAGACCGAAACCCAACATACGGCGGGCTTTATCGTCTCGGAGGCGAACGGGAATCGCAGTCGTAAGAAGGTGACCCTGCTTGCATCGGAGACCACAGGCAATCTCGCCGCTGGTACGGTCATCGGAGAGATGAACGCTGGTGACGACACATACGGCGCTTACGACAATGTCGATCCACAAGCAGTGGCTGGGATTCTTGTTGAGGCAGTCGATGCGAGTGCATCCAACGTCGAGGCGACGATTATCGTCCGCGATGCCGAAGTCAACGAAGACGAGTTGACGATTGGTGGTGACGCGACTTCGGTTACCGCAGCGGGAGTAGAATTGCTCGCACTCGGTATCATTTACCGTTAGCCACTGGCTAGCAAGAAAGGAGTCATACCATGGCAACCATGGATGTCTTTTCGGGTGACGCATTTTCGATGCGTTCGCTCACGGCGGCAGTCAATGCGACACCGTTTGTGCCAGGGCGCGTAGGCGCGTTGGGAGTTTTCGAGGAACGGGGAATTACGACCACCAAGGTGAGCGTCGAACGTCTCGCCGAGACGGTTGGCCTCGTTCAGAGTTCTCCGCGCGGCGCACCGCCCGAGCAGAACAACTCAACCCTCCGCACCATGTACGATCTGAATACGACTCGCGTTGCGATCAGCGACACGATCTACGCAGACGAGGTGCAGGGGATTCGCGCCTTTGGCACGGAAACCGAGGCGCAGACGTTGGCTTCGGAAGTGATGGTTCGCAACGACCTCATGGCGAGGAAGA